CACCAGCGTCCTGACTTACAGTCACGAATCTCTGGGTCTCCGAGGTCACTTAAACTAATCAGAGCAGAGCGGCGTACACCACCTACTACGACTACTTCAGCAATCTTACATACAATGTCGTGTACTTCCAAGGGGGTTAGTTTACGACCCTTTGCTTTCTTGAATACTTCTGTTACGAACTTAAACAGTTCAACCAACGGACCTGGGCCTGAAGCACGACCACCCATAGTCTTTAAACGAGCGCCTTCAGGACGAATAGCAGAGAAGTCCCAATCATGTTCATTACCAAGATACAACTCAGCAATTAGTTTACGTAGTCCTTTAGCCCAACCTTCAGCAGAGTCTTCAATAGTTAAGACACGGTTAGACATGTTAAATGTGTCATTGATGATAGGTAGTTTGTTTACGTATTGTGCTTCAGCAGAGAAGCCGACTCCCGTTCCAGCCATTAAGATGAACAAGATTTCATCAAAGACTCGAATGTGGTCAACAGCAGCAAAGCTACAGTTATAGCCACGGAAGTGATTTCCTTCAAGTGCCTGTCCAGCAGACCACATGGCTCTCATAGAAGGCATAACCTCCCGATTTAAGATAGCTGTGTGAACTGTCTGAAACTCCGCATCGGTAATAATGTTATTACTAATTCTCGATTTCCAAAAGCCGACCAGTCTATCTACGGTCTCGGACCACGTTTCGCGACGATTTTCAGCGTCTATAAAGCGTGAGTAACGAGAAAGATGGATGAATGATTCGTATGGTGTCATAGTTTATTTACCTTTTCTTTTAATCTTTTTATTAACAGGTCGGGTGAAAGCATCCCGTTCTAGGATGTCACTCATGGTGAGGTCTGTCTTGTATTGTGGCTTTGGCGAGAACATAGCACGCCAATAGTTGTGAGCTTCCTCTGACCACTTGGTGCCAGAGTCTTTGATGTACACTTCTAAGTGTGATGCGCCTTGAATGTTCTTAACAATCCAAGTCTTATAGAATTCTTTATGTGTCAATGCATTTTCTCCTTGTCAAAGTCGAGTACTTCATTAGCGTAGAAGTATAGGCGTTTAGTTACTTCATCTGATTCTTCTGGGTCCGAAGTCTCATATTTAGACTCCGTAACCCCTAAAATGAATGCGCGGATTGTAGGTGAAAGGTGAGTTAGGTCGGGCTTACAATCCCCAACAAGCTGCATAATTACTGAGAGGTAGATTAGTTCATTTTCAGTCATTAAGCCGTCATCGTCTTGCATATCATTGTTCATCATTTATACCTTCATAAACCCATTATTTTCTTCGAACTCTTGGCCTTTACTCAGTCTTCCAGTGTCATACTGATAATGCAATGTTCCCGATGGGCCTGTAAGACCAGTATAACGACATTTGAGGACTTTAGTTTTAATTGTGTTTCGTTCATTTTCATCTTCCGCTGCGACATTACGTGCAAAGGCTATAATGTCCATACTAATTTGTTTAATAGAACCAGAGCCACGGATATCATCCATAGATGGTAGTTTACCTTCCTCGAAAGAACTTCCTTTGTTGTCTGTCTTTCTCAGGTGGCTGATTAGGCCAATCCACACGTTATACTTCTTAACTAAGCGGAGCAGGTCATTCATAATCTTATCAATGGCTTCATTGCCAGTGAGTCCTTCAGCACCTTCAGATGCTAAGATAGTAATGTGGTCTACAAAGAGATACTTAGCACCTGATAGGCACATGTACTCTAAGAAGTCCATTATAGAACCGTCAGATATAGAACCTTGGTGGTCTAGCACCATACATCTATCGTCTCCGAAGATTTGGTCATAGCCTTCTCGCAATTCTTCGAGAGGGATTTCTTCTGCGGCGGGGTTTCTGTTGAGTGCCATTCCTGACATCTTCCTTGCGGTCTCTGCGGGAGATTCTTCGAGACTGACAATACCGATTTTATCTTTTGTCTCCTGGAGGAGGTGGACTGCAATTTCTCGTAGGAGGGTAGACTTACCTGAACCTGTCCCAGAAGTCCAGAGAGTAATTTCACCATAACGCATTCCTTTCAGTTTGTCGTTAAGTCCGTTCATGAACTCAGGATAAGGTACAGACTCTAGTTCGTTGTACTTCTCCAGCTGTTCCCACAGTTCATCTTTGTTAAGAATACCTGCAGGGGTGTAATCACAAGCGTCATAGACAACGCTTAGTAGGGTATCCGGTGATTTAATCCAGACATCAGAAGCATCTTTCTCAGTTGACTTAGCAATCTTTACTTTGTCATAACCGATAATACGAGCAGCTTCTTTAGCAGCCTCTTGTCCGGCTTGGTCGTTATCAAACCACAAGACTACTTCATCGAAGTTACGAATCCACTCTCTGGCTTCTACTAGGTCTTTGATAGACGAAGCAGAACGAAGAGAACAAACAGGGTAGAACTTCTTATACTTCTTGTACCATGCCATCTGAATAGACATGGCATCGAGTTCACCCTCAGTTATTACAAGCCGTTTTCCACCGTTATAGTTTTGTTGACCGAACAACCCACCTCGCACAGTTCCGACTGAGCTAAAGCTTTTTGGAAGTTGTCGTACCTTCCAGCCCACGAGTTGTTGTTCTGTGTAATAAGGGTAATAGTGACTATCAATACCACCGTCAAAGTCATAGGAGACCCTAACGTTATAGTGTTCACATACTTGTTTGTATATACCGCGCTCTTTAAAGCCGCGAATCGGATAGCCGTTGACTTCATCCATCTTTGAACTTGAGTAATCATCATTTCCAAACTCCTCTGTAAACACTTCTGCAGTCCCTTCTGTTGCCCTGAACGATGCTCTACAACTAAAACAGAATGCAGAACCCTCTTCATATACTTGCTTGGCATCTGAACTGCCACATTTCTCACACGGTTGATTCTTGCTTACGATACGTCCCATTAATACCTCTTGGATAATTGTTTGACACACCTCCGAGTTTTATCCGTTATGCTCTCGCGAGGAACGAACCTGATAGCAGCTATTTGTCGATTGTAGAACCGTGGGGTTATACTGTCTTCTAGCCGTTCAGTCATACACTCAGAGACCATTTGACACCAAGCCTCACTATAATACAAACCACCCTTAGTCTTATAAAGGTCGATTATCTCATAGGTAAACTTGTCGTGTCCGCTTAGTTTAATGTCTTCATTAAGATGAGATGACGAACCCGTGTAGGTCCGCCAAGTCATTTCTTTTCCGTAGGTAGCTGACTTTTTCTTACCACCATGAAAGAATTGCTTCTTACCAAAGTAGAACTGCTTAGTCTCTAGGTTACTAATAAGGTATAGGAACCCGAAGTAATCACAAGGATTAAACTTAGCCTTTGTCGTCCAATGTCCAATCTCGTCCTTCGAGAGCGGTTTGGTATACTTCCTTGCTAAGCGTGAAGTGGTCATCAATAGTTCTCCAGATATGTAATAGTTTACCATTTAAAAGCATGTGGTCAAAGCCATCATCGCCGTATGCTTCTTCGTAGGCACAACATACTGCTTGTTTAAGTTGTAGTTTACCCTGAATACCATCCAGGATTTTCTCTGCTTTCTTCGGTCCAATACCCTTAATCCCAGGGATATTGTCTACTGAGTCACCCATGAGCAACTGCTTATAGTAGAACCGCATGGCATATTCTTTTGTTACTTGGTATATCAACTTAGTTCGTGGGTTATAGTGAGTGCCGTAACAACAATCTAAATCCTTGTCTACTGTAACAACACAATAAGGGATGCTACAAGCATCAAGTTCAAGATGCCAGATACGCACCATATCGTCGGCTTCACAATTTTCACTGAGTATTGCTCCTTCATATGTTTCTACTATCCAAGACTTCAAATCATTAAACCAGACTGGCTTAGTTGATTTCGACTTAACACGACTCTTACTAGCTTTGTATTCACTATACAAGTCATTTCTAAAGTTATCAGGACCACCAAGGGCCATGACGTAGTCTACGCTGAATGTAGCTGATTGTACCTCTAAGAAGATTTCTTCAAATCTCTCTTGGGCTTCTTCTATGTTCTCTTTACCCCATATACTCATGTATAAAAGAACATCACCATCAATGATAAGTGTAGTCATTAGTAATCCTTAAAATAGGGGCCAAAGGGGGATGCCCTACGGTCATTATGGTTAGGTATTTTCTGTGATAGTTTTCAATCGCTTTCTATCTCCAAAAGCTCTACTTTTTCGCCTGTCTGTTCTGTCAGAAACGCAGCGTGGTATTCCCAGTATTTGACAATCTGAGACCAAGTCTTA